TTCCTACCTCCATACATTTCTGTATGGTTCAGACTATCGCATACAACATTTCTGTTGTCCAAAGGGCTTAGTCGTTGCGGCTGTTCAACCAATATGTTATTCTGTATTGTACTATTACCATACAAAACAGGATATATAAAATGAGTAAACGACTGACATACGTTCGCAAAGAATACAAAGAATCCGATATCACTATGCTTGTGGGAATCATTGAAGGAGAAGGCAGTATATATATCGGTAATTTTAGTTGCAATCCCAAAACAGGTCTTCCTTATTATCAAACCAATATGCAAGTTACTAACACTGGAATTAAAATGATTGAATGGCTTGAAAAAACATTTGGAGGACTTGTTAACAAAAGAAGCGCCAGACAACATCCCGAAAATTCCCGAAAACAGGCTTATGTTTGGACTGTTAGTGGGGAGCTTCTTACACATCTTTGTGAACTTATGTTGCCATATATGCTTGATAAAAAGCGACAGGTCGAAATCATGCTTGAAATGCGAGCAACCTATACCAAAAATGGCGCTATCAAAGGAAAACAGGGAACTCAAGAACTTTCTATTGATATTAGATTGCACAGACAAAAGCTGATGGATGAAATGCGCAGTTTGCATATACGTACTCACTCTTATAAAAATACTGGCCACTTGCCTCGGGTTACCATATCTAATTAACTGCAACTCGTATTTACTCAACCGCGGTCAATGTTAAGCTACAGTAATGTTAGACTTAGGCTTTCCCAGTAATCACCTTTAGTTTATTGACGCCTCAAAAAAAGGAAGCGTCACTTGCTCATTTAAAATTATATATTGACCATAAAAAGATACTGTAGCATCGATATCAATTGCAGTTAGATTAACACTCGGAGGTGTAACTCCTGTATTTCCAAGTGGCACTAACGCAGTTGGTAACGGATTATATCTACGCATTCTCAGCGTAACACCACCATTCCTAGGCATGACCTTAAGTTCAGCAGGTATCTTATGGATCATGTTTGGAACAGGAACCGATAAGAGTTTGTAACTGAAACTTTGTTGGACAGGCGCAGGCAAAGTGGTTGTAGTTGTAATAGGCATGTAATAGAACCTTACATTATGCTATTTCACATAAACACACGTAAGTTGGCGAGACTTGTACAGCCAGAAATGTGCATACTGCACGATGAGTGGGCGAATCTCTTACGGCCCGATGGGTTTTTATGAAGCGAGCGTCACTTCGATACAGCTCAGAGAGAATATACCACTAAGAATAATGGTATGTGAAGAGTTGATATAAAAGTCGCACAGCTGTGGTATTATTTCTTTCTGCGTGCCCAGTATTCTTTTTCTTCAGGAAGTTCAATATACTCTTTTAAAAACATCCAATAGATTACATTAAATATACAGGTTCCAAGCATTATATGATCATAATTGGTCATTTTTGCTCCATCTAAATATATAAAGTTTAACCACCTGTACGATACCTAACACCGTTAATTGCAACGCCAAAACGTAATACCAATACCACATAGCTTTCCTTTTTGGGCTCAGTCGCCGACATTATGCCGACAACTGAGTTAATTTTTCTATTATATAGGTCCTGATCCAGTCGCAACGACAATACTGCCACCAATAGCAACCACATTTGATAATGGCTCTATGACAAGTGGAGTCACAACAGCATTAAGAGTTCCTGATACTATAGTACCAGCACCCGGACAAACAATATCACCACCAACTTGTATACCGAATAGTACACCTTGCCATACGCCATGAACAATTGCCTTACCACCCCAGAAGCCTAACCATGCGCCCCCAAGTCCATTCTCTTGTATTTGAACCACTGATCCATCGAAGTAGTATTTACCATCTTCGCCCTTAATAATAGATTTCTTATCATTCATGTATTTCTTAGCAAGAATAGGAGTAAATTTACCTTTCTTATTAAGGTCAAATGACTTAATTTTGGTGCTTTTTTCAAAAGAGATGTTTGACGATGATGTATGAAATTCTTTGATTTGGTTCTTGTTGGTCATTCCATTCATAGAATTACTATGTTTTTTATCAAAAAATTGCGGCTTACATTTGCTTACTATTGATAACTTTTTCATGTCCATGGCCTGAGAAGATGCTACAAATAATAATGATGCAGTTAATAGTGTACGTACAAATTTCATGTGATTCCTTACTTAGATTCTTGTTTAATTTTATCTGGAAAAATAATGTTACCACGATAGGCCTATCTATTGGCACACAAACTATGTACAACATTACCACACGTTATCACATTGTAAAGAACAAAAATAATGCATTATTCAGACTGAATGTCGCCATAGTATAGCAATGTGTGATAATTTTTGGTATACTTCGCTCAAAATGGCCTAAAGTAAAAGGAGTAGCAATGAAAATAAGTGACTATATGAATATAAATGAAGCTGCAAAATTTCTCGGTATTTCTAAAAATACTTTGAGAAATTGGGAAAAAAAGAAGAAAATATCTGTGCATAGAAATATAGCCAATGGATATCGTCTTTATAAAAGAGAAGAGCTAGAGAAATTATTAAAGGACATGATCACATATCAATAAGATCTACCATAGGAACCATATGGGTATAGATTTTTCTATCATCGTATCGGATACCTTTATCATCTTCGCTTGGATCATAAATAACTACCTGGCAATGGTTTTTTAATATAAAAGAAGTAAATATATCAAAATAGCCCAAAGAACCAATGTAATCGTTGCTGTAAAATCTTTTGGGAATTACCGTGCCAGTCATTAATAAAATTTCTTCCCTCGGTACAAATGCACACCCATTTTTAAACTTTTCTTCATGAAGCGTTGGAATACATAGGGCATAACTTTGGCATATAGGAACGCAACCATATTCGCCTTCTATCTTTGGTTCATATAGGTCGATTATCTTACGGAATAGATCATCTAATTTCTTGCGAAGATCCATGTTGCAATTTGGGTTATATTCCATCTGGTTTCTCCGGTAATTCACACCAATAATTAACCATATTTTTAAATTCTTTTTCATCTAATTCAATATTATATCTACACCATGCGGTATCAGTATATTTTTGAATATTGTTATTCCAAGAACCTATATACATGAGACTTTCTATATAAAATAATATCAAGGTATCTTTTGGAGGTAATTGCTCACTCGACTTAATCCACTTCATTGGGTCCCTTAATCACACAAATTGGTTTTCTAGCTTAATCCACTTCATCTAAATCCTTCTGGATTCTCAGGTAATTCCATCCAATAAATCATACCCTCCTCCATGATAGGTTCGCAACCAAAAGGATTGCATTCACAATAATATTGGCCAGGAGTTACAACTCGTTTTCTATTATTAAGTACTGGTTCTCTATAATAAAAAATATCAACCCCACCATTTTTAAATATATCTATTCCATATCCTAAAAATGATTTGTCTTTTGGTGGTCGCATATCACTCGACTTAATCCACTTCATAATTAACTTTCAACAGTTTTATTGTCTCGAGCATTATCAATAGTCTGTTTTGTAGAATTTAATGAAGGTTTCATTTGTTCTATTATAGCACCTTGATTATTAATAAATTTATCTGATAATAAGCCAAGTGATTTATATTTTTCATATAAAGAGATTGCTGCATTTGATGCTTCATAATTAAGCTGCATAAGTAAAAAACCAGTTGTCCCCTGAAACAACTCTGATCCTTTTAAGTTCATTGCAGTAGCATACTCATCATAAAGTTGTTGATTAGATCTCTGTGCAGCAAACATACTCATAATAAAATCTTCTGCTACTTTTTTACAACAATCACTCATGTACTAAATCCTTAATATTAGTAGGTATAATAACCCGAGTCTCATCAAGATACACTACAAAGTATATGTTCCCGTCCTTATCTGCTAGCTCTATTAAGAACTGTATATCTTCATCATTAAGCTCACTAATGCAGTGCTCATAATAGTTATTAACAGTCTTCCATTCCGAGAAGAAGTTTGCACTGTCATGACCAATGAGGGGTGAAAGAATAAGCAGGCAAGTAAGGTACAGAAAATACTTCATACGCAGCATTCCTTTGCATTTTTGATGATTACCATTCAAGCTAGTATATAGTTTTTTATACGTATAAAGAACCCCCAGGCGGAGATGTCTGGGGGTAGAATAGAGAAAGAGAGATGGAATTATCGATTCTTCTTTGATTCCTGCATTTCCCTAAAAAGATTCTTCTTCAATTCCGGAGTTAATCCCTCTGCAAAGGCATTAGCACGAGATAATGGAGATTCACCTGATTGTGGTGATACAGAAGTTAAGGGGCGAGGTTTAGTAGTATTAGCCTGTACTCTATTTCTATCAGCTGCATATTGTTCATCGGGCGCTATATTTAGCTTCTTGATCAGAGTATAGGCTGCTACTGCTTGGGTGTATACATCAGAGTTTGAATTTATGGTTGCAGCTATTTCTGGATATTCATTACGCAATGTTGCTATAGTATCATTTGTTACCACCTTATCAAAGTCATTATACTGAGCCTTGATACGTGCTTCTGCAGTCATTGTAGCACTGGTTTGTTTATATGATTCTATTTCTTTTTTGAGATCGCGCAGCTCTTGCTTAACCCTTTTAAGATGCTTCCCCTCCACAAGATCATCATCAGCAAAGCCAGAACCATCATCATGAGGTACATTGTTTGCATGTTGCTGTTCTTGCATGACTCGGGCAAGTTCTCTTTCCAAATAATCTGTGCGCTCAGCTTTCTCTCGGAGGCGCTTAAGATTTTGTTCGTATGAATTTGCTTGTGCAGGCGGCGTGGGCTGTGTCGCAACATCCACTTGTGAAGGGCTATCAGATTGCTCTCCATGTTCAGATACATTTTCTATTACTTGATCTAAATTTTGTTCTTCCATACTTCTCCTAGATTTCTAAAAGTGGTGAATCTGTTTGCTCTTTATTCAGTTTTTTTGATAATCGATACAAAGTACCATCAGCAAAATCTAATATGTGCTGCAGAAGTTGGCGCTCCTCGAGTACAACCTGTAGTGCATTTTCTCTATAGGTAAGACACGCTTCTCTATCGGGTATACACCAGAGATATTCAATCTGTTCACTCTCATGGTTATATTTATAGACTGCCTGATCATAATCAGGAGTTGGACATGAGTCACGCGCTATAAAGTAATTACGCAGAATTGGCTGGAGTAACTTCTCGCGCTTAGTTACAACGCAAACAAAAAAGGTGCCCTGTCGAATCTTTTTATAGTTCTCGACACAATCTACCAGCTCATCTATATATTTCTTCTGAAGTTCTCTTTGTAGTTCTATCGGATCTCTTGATTCGGGCTCCTTCAGGAGAGCGTCGTATGCAAGAGATCCTAGTGTAGTGGTCTTTTCCATGTATCTCCGCTTACAGGACTTATTTTTTCTTCATAGGCATATGTTTTGATGGCATGCTCATGCATTTACCACAATCACATTTACCACTATGCATCTTTTTAGATTTAGGTTTTTTAACTTTTTGTTTAGCCATTACTTTCCTTTCTTAAGTTGTGGATATTTTCGGTGAACAGCTGCGCGTATACCTGCAGGATTAGGCGCGTAATGCGCCCGAGCAAGTGCATTGCGAGCCCTTGCAAGAGTATTAATAGGAAAACTATACTTGCTGGTGCCACCCGCTTTGCCCGCGAATGCTTTTGGAGAAACTTCTTTATAGCGTCCTGTATTAGAGCCACCTTTTTTTTCTTTGAGTTTTTCTTCTTTTCCTCGGGTAACTTTAACACCTTTTGCGACGGTAACTTCTCGTTTTTTTTTCTTCATGGTTATTTTTCCGGGTAGTTTATGCTGTTTTATGGTTAAAAAACAAGGTAGGGGATAACCCCTACCTTATAAATCTACTATCTTCAGCATCCAGTTCGCGTCGCTGGCGTCGCTTCTTGGGCGTCTCTTTAACCTTCTGCATACATGGAGGAATGCCAATTATCTTAAATGCTATTCTCGTTGCCTTCTTATTGGGCCGTGGCATAGCAGGCATTATGAATCCATATTCATCATCTTTTGATGACGTCGACCACGGAACATAGTTTGATATTCCTGAGTTGGCAAATTAGCTATAGAACGCTCATCTTCATGAACCAGGTTACTGTCTAAGCGTTCATTGCGTCGACGAGGATCGCCTGCTTCATAAAATATATTACGCATATCCATAGCTTGGATCATGTTCCCTGCTTGCATTTCCATCGCACGCTTGCGTAATGCATTGGCGTCCATACGTTTGTCAACAGGCGCCTCTTTCATAACAGGAGAATTATCCCTGTTTAGTTTAGGGGTATGTTGTGGGAATTTTGGCACTTTAGCGCGCATAGGTTCTCCTTAGAACATTTCAGGATGTGCTCTTTGCTTTTTAAACTTAGAATCACTTTTACGCTGTGTATCAATACCGGAGATGGTATCATTAAGATGGTAATCAACGTAATCATATCCCTTTGGCCAACTACGCATAACAACATGCTGTGGCATATTTGCTATAGCGTGATGGTCTTCTCCAATCATATGCGAGTTTTCACGATCCATTTCAGATCGCATGGTTTTGCCAGCATACATTTCGCGGTGCTTAAATCCATCCGCTTTACTGCCGTGGTGGTAATGTTTCTTTGCCATAATACCCTCGTAGAAATGGGCTGTGCCCAGGTTAATAAAACTACCTCTAACTACGCAGGAGAAAGTCCCTGCAATACATCTAATGATCCCTCTTGCTTTTTAGGTTCTGCCCGCTTCGGAGCAGCTGTCTGTACCCGTACACCTTCTGGATTCTCTAAATTCTTTGCAAGAGAGATCAAGTTTCCTAAGTTGGCAATATCAATGCCCTCTAGTTCTTTAAGTGCCTTCACAAAGTCTAATAGTGATGCGTAATGATCACGTTCTGCTTGTGCCTTGCGTTCAGTAGCCAATGCTTGGTTCTCTTGTACTCTACTCATACGTTCAACGCCAAGCCCCTGGTCAGCAACTGCTCGCGCCTGTGCAAGCTCCGTACGGGCCTGTTGTTCTTGGAGGGCTGCCTGCATCTGCATCTGCTGCATCTGTTGCTGCTGCTGCTGATTCTTCTGCATAATCTCAATGAGTTTTTTCTTATTTTGTAATGTAGCAGACTCAACAAGCGATTCATCAGGTATAGGCACACCAAGTTCACGTAGCTGTAAGAGTTGTGCAAATTCCATCTGTTTTTGGGTAGCCGTATTAAGGCCATCCTCAACCACACAGTCATAGATACCAAAAGCCTTGTTGTAGAATTGATCAGAAGGCTGTTCTTTAAGGATCTTTTGTATCTTGCCAGGGGTATAGTTAGACTGCACAGCTTCAATAAGAATACGCCCCAATAACTTCTGCGACTGATCTAACTGATCAAAAAGAGGCTGTAATGTAGTAAGCCCAGCACCTTGTCGGAGCATGGATAGAACGCCTGCTTTGTCGTCCAAACTACTACCCAAAAGTTCTTCGTTCACACCCGAAATCTGGTTAATTTCGTTAGCCAAACCCTCAGATAATTGGAACATAGAGGGAGGAATCTGAGGTGCAGGTATTTGCATTACATCAGTCATCATAGCAGAGTCTTTAAGGGCTAATCCACGACCCTGGTTAGACAGGAAAACGTCCTTAGGATTAACAAGCGCATTCTCTTTATATATCCAACCGGAGTTTATCTGAGATTCAAGAATATCGAGTTCTATAACCTTGCGCCTACTATAAAGGTACTGAGCATCACGGAGTCCTCGTACCACGCCTTGTATGCGCAAATAATAATAAGGTGACTGTGGATTATAGTAGGTAAGCACAGGACAAAAACTATAACGGTCTATGCCAAGACTATTCGGCCCGTCGTAGAGCACGCGGCCCTGAACAACGATGCCTACTTTAACGGTTGGTATAGTTGTTTCGATCACAGTAACTTGTGGATATGTTCGTAGAAACTCTTTCAAGCGATCTTCGTCCTGTGATCGCCATTCGGTTGTCTCACCAGTCTGCGAATCTACTAATAATTTTTGTGTCCTAAAATCCTGATAGTGGAATTCATCATATGCCATGAGGTTTTTATAGGAGAAACCATAATTTTCTGGCATGTATTGGAACTTGGCATCCCTCGAAGGAGCAGATGCATTGACCATAATACTCATAATCTCATCTTCTTTGTCGGGCATGAGTGATATGATCTCACGCTTGGTCATGTACGAGCGCTTCCATATGCCACGGCAATCAGAGAGGTCTGCCTTGCGGAAATAAGGATCTATAAGAAACTCGTTATACTCACACTTATTAACGCGGAGGGTACCAGATACAGGATCCTTGCGGAAATCATTCCATACTTCTAATAGTGTCATGCCAGTCGTTAATGAGCCATAAAAAGCATCTGATATGGTTTCGAGAATGCCATCTTGATGGGCTACATGCATCAGTACTTTTGTGAATTGATCTGCAGTAGCATCATCAGCATTTTCTATGGGAACAGCAATCATAGACTTACGCGTGCGGCGCTGATGGCCAGAGATCATGTTAATAACGCGTCGTATGCGATTAAAATTGAATAACCTGCGACGATTAGCAGGTACGTTGGGGTAGAGTTCCGACCAGAGATTAACTTCTCCAGAGATGAATCTGTTATCAATATCAGCTTCAGCCCAAAAGGACTGATTGAGCGTAATGCTTTCAGAGTAGAAGTCTGTCATTCGATACAAGAGTGGACGATCTTTCTCATCCGCGTATTCGGGCATGAGTTGGGGAAATATCATATTGCTACTTCCTATGGAATATAGAGGGATGGAGCTCCATAGGAAAACATAGAACTAAAAATAATAAGAATACAAGAAGTGGTGGGTAACTATTTTGGCAACCTGTAAAGGAATCGAACCTTTTCCTCTGGGCTGAAAACCCAGGGTTCTACCAATAAACTAACAGGTCAACTTGAAAAGAAAGCCCGGGAGCAAAAATATAAAAACCCGGGCTAAGAGTATGTCGTAATGTAGCGTGCACGCCATCAGTCAAAAAACCCGAGTTGGATTCGAACCAACGTCCCAATTGCCCAAAATTACAACTAATAATCTCGTCTTACTGGCAATCACTCTACCGCTGAGCTACCGGGTATTTTTTCTGTCTATACCATTTGCATAGAGCATCTTACTAAATATAAGGGGAATAATGCAAGAGGTGAAAAAGGCCCAGCAGCATACGCTACTGACTGGACCTCAACTATAAGGAAATCTAATTGCCGTTATTTATGTACTCTGTAAGAGCCGCTACGATTATTTCTTTCTGCGTTATCCTTTGTTCAAACGCCATCCTACGCAATATTTCATAAAGTTCTTGAGGTAAAAAAACGCTAATTCTAATTTCATCCATTTAAGTCCTTTAACAAATTATCACCGGATGCCATTGGTGAGCTTATTTCATTGATCTCTAATCAATACAATATTATCCCTAAAAATAAATCATTTTAATGAGCAGACCTGTACTTTGAGCATAATTGTATCTTTGAGCACATAAACCAACTGAGTCTGAAAATAGTAACATGAGCACCTAGAATATTTTATGATCTTGTACCATCCATTTGAACTATATGCCTAGCACTCTCAATATAAGAATAGACGAGCGATCATACTCATTAACTACAAGTACAGACTCATGGTATAGACGGTATTAGGGTTGAACTCATGCTTATAGCTCATAATGATTAGTCAACAAATTTCGGACGCGCTTCGCAGCGCTCTCGTGGCTCGCTCCGAGCCCGGAAATAAGTGTGTTTTTCGCGGTATTTACATCGCGATCATGAAGAGTTCCACAACTCACACAAACCCATTCCCTTACCTTCAGACAGGTCAATGATGTAGGACCCGAAGGCGATCTACATACTGAACATGTCACGGTGGAAATTGTAGCACCAGCAGTACTAGTGTTGGATGCAACTTCTATATATTTTCTATCATTATTCTCACTTTTATAACACATCATCAAACGTAGTTGATAGTTAGCAGAATCAGCAACCAAAAGGCCTAGATTACGAGCTCTTTGCTTGAGGTCATCTTTGTTAACCACTATCGTATCATACTGCTCTACCATCTTGCGAGACAGTTTATGATTAGCGTCTTTACGGCAATTGGCTATGCGTTCATGCAATCGAGCTACCAACTTTTTATTACCACCGCGCTGTGCTTGAGCCAATCTATTGAGATGTTTTTGCAACTGTGCTTCGCGTTGAATAATATCACCATTAGATAATGCCATACGACCATCAACGCTGAGTTGTATGCCTATCGCTTCACAGCCCTTATGAGCAATTCTGTTTGATTGAGCATCT